TAATCGCACGTTTCACTGGAGGAATCCAGTATGGTTTTGGAGCTGAGATTGTTTATTACACAGCTTAATAACCTGTTCATTTAATATAAGGGGGTGGGTGTCTATCCCACCCCTTTTTTGTTTAACTAATAAAAATATAAAACTATGTCATGTGATTTCACAGGAGGCAGGCTAGAAGCTTGCAAGGAGGCAGTCGGTGGATTAAGAAACTTGTATATTGCTAATTTTAACAGCGGTATGTTTGACGGATTGCAGCTTGATGCTGATGAGCAGATTGTTGGATTAGCGGCTGAGGTTGTAGTGTATAAATTTGAGCTAAGAGGAGAAAACAACACTTTTGAGGAAACTAACGAGAACTCAAGAGACAATGGAACTTCTTTCTGGACTCAAACAGGAAATATTGTACTAAAGGTTCAAGACCTTAAAACACAAGCTCAATTAAAGCTTATGTCTTACGGTAGACCTCATATAATTATAGAGGACTATAACGGAAAATTCCGTTTAGCTGGAGCTCAAAATGGAGTTGAAGTTTCAGTAAATACATCTACTGGCGGTGCTATGGGAGACCTTAACGGTTACAACATTTCATTCGAAGGTAAGGAACTTGGGCCTGCATTATTTGTAGATTCAACACTTATGGGTGCTACAGGTGGATTTGATATTAATTCTGCTGTTATGAACGCATAATAACTAATCATCTTTAATATTAAGGGGCTCTTGTTTAACATTAGCCCCTTTTTTTATTAAATAAAACAAAAACACCTGTTTGTTGTTATAATACTATGACAATAGCAGACGTAAATAACTTGCCAACAATTACACTTAATGTAACTGGCAGAGAAGGAACAGGAAGTTCTGTGAAGGTAATAAACCAAGAGTCCAAAGAGATTATAGAGGAGTCTACGTTTACATACACTCAAGGAAGCACTTTGACATTTGATATAACAGACTCTGACTTTCTTTCTTCTATTGACAGCGACACAACCTTATCAGTTATACTGATTGAATCTGGTGTTCCTTTGTATAGGGATATTGTTAGGTTTAGTGGAGAGATGAATACTGCTGCTGATTACACGCAGTACAACAACAATGATGATTATTTCATATACGACTCTGACGCTACCTAGAAAGTGTCCTGAATTAAAATTGTTATATATTTAAAAATGGAAAGTAAAAACATTAGAATAATAGAGTTATCTGGCTACCAGACCCCCTTAGTTGAGGAACAATACAACAAGGACTGGGTTAAGTATGGAGAAGATAACAACTACTTCAAGACTCTTATAGACAACTACATGGGTTCTCCAACGAACTCTCGTTGTATCAATGGTATTGTTGATATGATTGCTGGTAGAGGCTTAGAGGCTACAAACAGAGAAGATAAGCCAGAGCAGTATATTGAGATGAAGAACCTTCTCAAGAAGAGAACTGTAAAGAGAATAGCTCACGACTATAAGATGTTAGGGCAAGCTGCTATACAGGTAACATACAACAAGAGAAAGACCAGAATACTTAAGGTATCTCACTTCCCTATGGAAACGCTGAGAGCTGAGAAGTGTGACGCTAACGGAGTTATCAAAGCTTACTACTATCACCCAAACTGGGCTGAGTATAAGACTACTGACAAGCCTAAGAGAATACCTACATTTGGTAACGGAGGCAAGAAGCAACAAAACGAGCTATACATTGTAAAACCTTACAGAAGCGGCTTTTATTATTATGCCCCTGTAGATTATAACGGATGCTTACAATATTGCAACTTAGAGCAGGAGGTATCTAATTATCACATAAACAACATCAAGAATGGTCTGCAACCAAGTTTATTGATTAACTTCAATAACGGCACACCACCTGAAGAAACTCAAGCGGCATTAGAACGCAAAATCTACGAGAAGTTCTCAGGTTCTAGCAACGCAGGTAAATTTATAATTGCATTTAACGAGTCACAAGACACTAAGGCAGATATAGAGCCTATACACTTGCCTGACGCTCATGCACAATATCAATTTATGTCTGATGAAGCTAGAGAAAAGATTATGTTAGGTCATGGCATCGTTTCTCCGATACTTTTAGGTATCAAAGATAACACTGGCTTCGGAAATAATGCAGAGGAGCTTAGAACGGCTGCTGTGCTTATGGATAACGTAATTATAAGACCATTACAGGACGGAATTATTGAAGCCTTAGAGGAGATATTAAAGTTTAACAATATTGACTTAGACTTGTACTTTATAACCTTACAGCCTATTGAATTTACAGAGTTAGACAACATATCTACTAAGGTAAAAAGAGAGGAAGAGACTGGAGAGAGACTAAGCTCACAGGTTGAGGTTGAACAGGAGATAAATGAGATAGAAGTAGAACTAAAAGACGAAGAGGAATAATGTCAACAAAAGCACTATTTATAAGCGTAGCCGACCTTAAAAAAAGGTCTATTATTGACGGTAATGTTGACAGCAGCAAAATCGTTCAGTATATTGAGGTTGCTCAGGACTTACACATACAAAACTACTTAGGTGGTAAGCTATACAAAAAGATACAGCAACTTGTTGTTTCTGGAGAAATATCTCAAGCTGCTAATTCTAATTATAAGACCCTCTTAGACGACTATATCAAGCCTATGCTAATATGGTACACACAGTCAACTATACTGCCTTATATGATGTTCTCTATCACTAATGGAGGCGTTGGAAAGCACATCTCAGAAAGCTCTGAGACAGCTACACATGAGGATATGACTTACTTGGCTCAAAGAATGAATGATACTGCTGAGTTTTATACTAAGCGGTTCTTAGATTACATTTGCAATTATTCTAATTTATTTCCAGAGTACACAAGCAGCTCTAATGAGGAGATGAATCCAGACAGAGATGTTAACTACACAGGTGGCTGGTACATATAATGAAAGAGAAAAAGATAAACATATACAAGCCTAAAAAGGTCAATGTTGTTAAGCTAAAAAAATACCTTAGCAAGATACAATTAGAAGATAGTATATTAGGACAAATAAATAAGAAATGAGTAATCCAAAGTTAGCATTAATACCAAGCGGATATAAGTCTGAAAAGGTGTATTCTATACTGCCTAATGATGGTAGTGGAGATTTCACCTATGATAGAGACACACCTACAGATGGCACAAGAGTTCGTAAAGACGGATTGATTGAGCAAATGGGTAATGACATACCAAGACTTGATTGGTTAAACTCTAACTGTCCGAGTTTACTTTTAGAACCACAAAGAATAAACCTTGCGCACTATTCAGAGCAAATAGATAATGCCTATTGGATAAAAACCACTGTTAGCGTTACTGCAAATCAAACAACTTCTCCAGATGGAACTTTAAGTGCTGATAAACTACAAAGAACATCAACTGGCGCAGATAGGTTGGCTAAAGCCTTTGATAAGACTGATTCTTTGGCTCAAAACTTTACGCTTTCTGTATTTGTAAAAAAAGGAGATAGCAGATATGCTACATTGGCTTTACAAGGAGATTACCCAGACAGAGCCTATTTACAATATGACTTTGAACAAGGTACAATAAACGCTTCTATTGATTTTGTAGATTTTACAATATTAAGCACAAAGGCTGAAAACTACAATAACGGATGGGTAAGGTTGTCTTTTGCAGTATCAACAGATGCTCACAGTTCTATTACTGTTTTAATATCTCCAAAAAATGATGTAGTTACAACTGCTTTGACTGATAGTTCAGATAGTTGTTTTATGTATGTATGGGGTATTCAATTAGAAAAAGACACCTATTCAACTTCGTACATAAAAACAGAAGACGGTTCAGCAACAAGAAACGCAGATGTTTGCACAGATGCTGGAAATGCTGATTTATTTGATATTACAGAGGGTTCTTTTTACATAGATGTAACACCATTCATTAATGACGATTCAAGTAGATACATAAGTTTAAGTGATGGTTCTTCAGACAATAGGATTGAATATCAACTAAGGTCTTCTGCTAATGCGATTGATGTTTTATGTGAGGGTCAAAACGGTGGTTTAGAGGTGCAAAGAACAATAACAATATCTTTTAACACGAGAAATAAATTATTAGCAACTTTTGACGATAGTAGTTTTAAAATTTATGTAAATGGAAGTTTAGACTTTACAGATACAAGTTTTACAAAACCAACAAGTTTAAATAGATTGAGCTTTGCAAATAATTCAAACAATTTTGCATATCAAGGCAAGGCACACGATGTAAGGGTTTACGATAGAGTATTAACAGAAGCAGAAGCAATAAAATTAACGACATAATATGGCAAACGAAATATATCATAGAAGTAATTGGGGTAATGCAGTAAACGATATTGCTTGGGGCGATACTTACGAGAAGTTTGATGCGACTAACGAAATGTTTGTACGTTCAGACAATTACGAGAATAGCAACGAAACAGACAAGCTAATGGCTGCTATAAACCCTAAGCCAAGTATATTACTAACTCCTACAGCTTACGATAATGGGTCTTTACATAGTGTTAAGCCAGTTAAAACTTTTGGTAGTGAATTGGTTACTAATGGCGATTTTACAAATGATAGTGATTGGGTTGTTGGTGCTGGATGGACTATTGAAAACGGAAAAGCTAACATTGACACAAGTGGGGGAACTGGAAACTTCAACCAAGTTAGCAAACTTACTGTTGGTAAAAAATATAGGCTTTCCTTGAGCGCAGCTATGACCGCTGGGCGTGTTAAATTTCAGAGTGATGCGGCTGGTGTGTTTATTTTTTCAACTGACGTTTCAAATCACGAATTTATTGCTTCACAAACAACAGTTAGTTTTAGAAGATTTGACACAACAACAAGTGGCTACATAGACAACGTAAGCATAATAGAAATAACAGAAGCAGACTTTGACTTTACAAGAGGCTCATCAGCCACAAGAGTAAACGAACAAGGTCTTATAGAAGATGTACAGATATTAAGTGGGGAGTTGGTACAAAACGGAGATTTTGAGCAGATAGGAAGTGAACTTGTTACTAATGGAGATTTTGACACAGATAGTGATTGGGTAAAAGGTACTGGTTGGACTATAAGTGGCGGTAAAGCAAATGCAGTAAACGCAAGTAATCAATCTTTGTCACAATCAACTTCTTCGGTATTATTAAACAAAAAATATAGAATTAGTTTTGATGTAGAATATATATCGGGGAGTGCTAAATTTCAGCTTGTAGGTGGCACGGCACAAGACGTTATTACAATCACAAGCAGCGGGACAAAAGTGATTGAAGTTGTTTCTGATGCTAATAAAACGTCTTATAGAATTAAAGGGTTGACAACAGATGGCGGATTTAACGGCTCAATAGACAACGTATCAGTCAAAGAGGTCGGACAAAATTGGGCAACAACATCCAGTTGGAGTATAGCAAATGGCAAAGCATCTTACAATGGGGCTTCAAATGGCGCTTTGATACAACAGTATAGTATTTTAACAAATGGTAAAAAATATAAAGCAAGTTTTAATGTTTTAGATAATAGTGGTAGATTTAGAATGACTGTTGATGGTGGTACTGCTGCATATCAAACATACACGACTGGTAATGGATATTACACTTTTGAATTTACATCAACTTCAACTCATTTTAGAATTGGTGGCTCAATGACTGATAGTGCTGATACTTTTTCAATAGACAACATATCAGTAATAGAAATAACAGACGACACAGACATACCAAGAATAGATTATACAGATGGAACTGGGGGTTTGTTGTTAGAACCGCAGTCAACTAATTTAGTAACGTATTCAGAAGATTTTAGTCAATATGCTTTTACTGAAATAACAAAAGAAAGTGGATATTTAGCACCTGACGGAAGTAATAATGCTTATAAAATAACAAAAGTAGGAGTAAACGGAATAATTTATTTAAGTTCAGGTTTAACTACCACGACGACAAGAACAATCTACGCTAAAACAGTAAGCGGAACAGGTACGGTTAACTTATTAAGTCATAATTCAAACACAAATAATCTTTTTACACTTACAGAAAATTGGCAAAGATTTGAAGTAAACTCATCAAATAGCAACGGGGTTTTGAATTTTTATGCCGTTGATTTTAGAGGTTCTTCAACATTAAGCGAGTTAATTATATGGGGCGCACAAGCAGAAGATTTATCTTACGCAACTTCTTACATACCAACAAACGGAAGCGCAGTTACAAGAGATGCAGACGTTTGCAACAATTCAGGTTCAAGCGATTTAATAAACTCAACCGAGGGAGTTTTATATGCGGAAATAGCTGCTTTGGCTGATGACTTAACTTTTAGAAGTATTGCAATAAGTGACGGAACAACCGACAATAGAGTTATGTTAAGATATAGAACAAATTCAAATCAAATTAATTTATTTATTAAGGCTAATGGCATTAATATTGTTAATTCAACCAAAACATTGACCGATATTAGAAATTATTCAAAATTTGCTATAAAGTATAAGTCAGGTGATATTGCGTTATGGATAGACGGTGTAGAAGCAAAAACTCATACAAACACATTCACATTAATTGGATTAGACAGATTAAATTTTGACGCTGGAAATTTAAATGGTTCAGATAAATTCTTTGGAAAAGTCAAATCCGTTGCAGTATTTAAAGAAGCATTAACA